ACCCTCAACAATACCTCTTCTCGCAATTAAATCCGCTAAGAAAGGACTAACCGCAGCCTCAACTTGCTCCCAAGTGAACGAATCATTAGGCTCAAATTGGAAGGGCTTGCCAAGCTCCAGCAGGACCTTTCTGATGTAGATCATCAGTCTTCTCACATTAACTCTATCAAGAGCCGTTGGAAGTCTTTGAGCAGTCTTTTGCCCGAAGACAGTAATACCCGTCTGAGGTTGCTTGCTGATCGGGTTGATGTTGTTCGCGTAAAGCACATCACGATCACCCTGGTTAAGCACAAGCTCAGTATCCGTAGGCTTGGTCAGGCGACCTCTTCTGAAGCCCGCAGGAGCGAACCACGGATCAGCAACCGCATCTGTAAAGACACACTGACGAGCAGCGAAGATCGCAGGATCATACCACTCTTCCTTACCAGCGAATGGGTTGAAGACCTGAACCCACGGCCAGTAGACAGCAGCGTAAGAGTTGTTGAGAGCAGCCGTTCTAGCACCCTGACCGTTTATCCAATTGACCGCATCTTGCACTTCGTCTAAACCGTATGGAGGAGCAACGAGAGCGAAGAAGTTCTTGGAAGTTTCGCCAAGGGTAATCAGAGCATTTTGCAGAGCATCATCACTGAAACCTGGGGCAACAGCAAGCGAGATGTTCAGAGTATCATCATCGAGAGCATAAAGGCCAGTCTTATCCGAAGCTTTACCAATCATCGCTGTGATATCAACACCACTTTGAGGATCCTCAGTTGTACTCCAACCACTATTACCATTAGCAAGCTTCTTGGTGCCTTCAACGAGCTTCACAAATCTAGGAAGCACAGTGTCCCCTGGAGAATAACTGCCACCGTAACTGGCATTACCCACAACACCGACGCCACTTTGTGTGAGACGCGCACCCCAATCATTTGGAAGACCATCAAAGTCAGCACCTGTATCATCTTCGATGCCAACATAAATGTAATCCGAATTGTTGTTCAACCAGTTGTTTGCCGAGTCTTCAAACAGTAAAGACTCAATAAAGCTAAGGCTAGAAGGCTGAACGTTTATATCAATTGTCTCAGCCGCAGCACCATCGGAGTTGACAGTGACCCTATCCTGGATAGAAAGGTTATCAACCTCAACAGAAAGACCCTTTGTCTGACCTTCATTATCAACTCTCAGGTTATAACCAGACCCTTCGTAAATAGAGTAGGTATTCAGGTTTAAGCCAGCGTTAACAGTGTAACCATACATCGTCTGCTCTTGCACTTGATCTATACGAACAGAACCAGGAACAGAGCTAACCAAGCCATTACCGAGAACTGGTATGAAGCCCATACCTTCACTTCCCGAGAGCGTCATGTAAGCACACGAGCCAGCAAATCTAGAAGCTAAGAAAATAGTATCGCCATCAACGTAGGAGATGACATTTTGATTTCCGTTAGCGTTTCTATCAAAGGCAGCAGAGATAACCTTCTGAGGAGTGTCGTAACCCGTAGTGGACGAAGCGACAGTAGTGACAACCGAGCTAGCAACAAAGGTACCAGCGTTGTTGTAGACATGGTAAGTGATGCTAGAAGCTTCTTCAGCAGTGAAACCACTCACCTGGAATGCAGGGCTCGCACCAAATTCAACTTGAGCACTCGCGTTGGCCGCATTTGTATTGGCCGCTCTAACGAAGTACATCTGGTTCGTGGCTTCCAGGATCTCAATAGCACCCTCCAGACCTTGACCAGGAATCTCAGTCTTAGGCTCACCAAAGATTCTAACAAGGTTTTCAGGGCTAGTGATGAGAGTGGCCTTGTTAGTTGGACCCTTATCAGCAAACCCCACAACACCCACAACGCTCGAATCAATGTTAGGAGCAAAGACAGAAACGTCGTTTTCTAAAACTACAACAGAAGGACTAGTAGGGAGAGCCATGGATTATTCACCTTTTAATTTTCTTGTTCTCTTTACGGGAGTTTTCACAGGCTGCGGCTGAGGTTCAGCGATCACTGTAACTTTTAACATTCTTCTCGAAACTAAGGTCTCAAGAATTTTACCACCCCAAGAGTTTGGGACTTGAACTTTTTGCTTGGGTAACAGGTAAATTGTCTCGTTACCCCCAGGCTTCGTAAGGACTAAAGAAAGTCCCTGTAAGCTTGTGTTTTTTATAGTTTTCATATCAAAGCTCCCAATATATTTACTATTAAGGGTTGTTAAAAATAATTAAGTTATTGACCCTGTAAAGATAAGTTAGTAATTGTTAAAGTATTACCTTTGGATACGTTTTGATTTGAACCAATATCCCACCAAGCATACACATTATTCGTAGCAGTGGTGAAATCAAAAGCAGAGCCCTCGGCACCAGCGTCAACTAACACAACATACCTAGCATTATCAAACGCTCCTGAATATTGGAAATCATCACCCGCTGTTTGAAGAACCGCTCTTACCGCACTGGCTAAACCTAAATCATCGGCACTAGAGACATCAAAGTTTGTAGCATCTGATGTCCCATCTCTAACAATAATGAGCCCAGATGTTCCACCTTCAGTGCCAGTAGCCTTATCAAGGGAAGAGACGGCAGCTAAATCAGCAGTCGAGCTAGTGTCAACGGTCCAATCACCAACATCTCCAGAAGAGGCTAAACAAAGTCTAAAAGTGTCACCAATAGCACCAGAAGCAAAAAACTCTTCAAACATCTTTTGCTTACCTAAATTAGTCCATACCATAATTATATTCTCCTATCTTATTTATGCGAAAAGGTTAATCAAACATGTATAAAATTATGCATCAAAGTCTTCGCTTGTAACCATATTCTCAGGCAAGCTAATATTTATAACTGAATCGAGAGAAATAGTATCCGCCGCTGTAGCGAAGCCTGGGGATCCAATGTTACCACCTATTTCAACACTTAAGGTGCTGACGGTCAGTGTCGTTACTATACTATCCAAAGAAAGTCTGTTGCTTGTTTCAAACTCAAGTGCGTTAACAGATAGAGAGAAGTCTGGTAAGAACAACTCATCTGTATTAGCCCCGGCCTCGTAACCAAATTCTTTGTTTTGGAAGTTGATAACAAACGTATCAAGTTGGTTCACATCTGAGTTAAGAACTAAATCACCAATAGTTAAAACCGAAGACGCAAAAGTTGGAGTGCCAAGTCTGGTATTAAGGGTTACAGTGCTGTTCAGATCAACTCTTGGGTTGTCGTTATCACTGATAACAAATTCAATAAATCCATCATCTACTGGTTCATCTCCATCTATAGGTTCTTGATTCTTAAGGTTAACTCCCGGTCCAACAATGTCACCACCAAATTCTAACTCAAAGTCTCTTACAACAAGACCAAAGAAAAGCCTATCTAAATCATTAAGAACTACATTAGGATCTTCAGGCTCTACAGGGACTTCAGGAACAGGAGGTAACGGGGTATCTGTTACCCGATCAACCCCTCTAGTTAAGTTAGTAGAGAAGTTCTTACGACGCCTACGATTATCCTCGACGTTCAGTATAAATGTAATGTTTCCCATTTATACGTTAAACTCCTCTATCTGTCCTGTGTTAGTGAAAAAGAACTTAGGGCTTGGTATGTAAGTCTGAAGTGTTACGTCGATAGTCTTCTGCAAGACTCGATCTTTGGTATCAGCAGCTATGACAGAACCAACAGATCTCTCTCTATCTAAGTAAGCTCTGGCCTCTCTACTATGGTTCGTAGGTACAACTAACTCTGGATTAAACAATGAAAATACGCCAGACCTTAGCATATCAAGATCTGCTTTATACTTACACCATATGTTAATCTCATATGAGATGTCAACAGCCCTGGGTGCAAGACTCAAAACTCTAGTCGCTCTTCTCTTATCTTGATCCCAATAGACATCTTGTAGAAGCAAGGGGCTGTATCTCTCCCTCTTTGTATCACGGGAGGAGTCCACCTCAGAAATAGTTATAAAGGGTAGGACTATATTGTTCTCATTCTTCAACCGACCAGCGATTCGCTCTGCATTACCATGAGAGCAGTCCACTTTAATTCTATTTCCATTGCCGTCGATGTAATAGAGATTGCTAAAGGTAGCAATCATTTGCCTAAGACTTTCTTTGTATACGTTGTCGATCCTAGGCAGTAATCTAGTCTCAGTCATCTTTACAATTTGTTGTTTGATGTTAGAGACACTCATCTACCATAACCCCCTAGCTCGTCCGTTTTATCAAAGAAATCCTCATTGTGGATATCTTGAGTATCCCTCAGGAGCTTCGCATGAGCTAATAAGTGGTAGACACCATACGCTTCAAAGCTGTCTTCCTGAACTTCGAATACTTCAAACTTTATATCTTGAAACTCTGGCTGGATTATATCACCGATCTGTATGGGATCTCCAAGCATATTCTCAGCGTAAGACTTGTTAAAGACGAAGACCTGATCTAATTGCATCTCAACTCCAAACTGAGTTAAGTTCTCTTCAACAGGTCTTGGATCGTAGTGTGCCCATAACGTCACAGGCTCATGAGCTATTGTTTGCTGCCTAGGCTCTTGGTACACTTCATCAATATCATTAGAAGGCACATACTTAAACACCTTCACACGCGATCCCGAAAGCTTAATGTTCTCAGCATCTATGAGATTAAATAAATTCTTGTCGTTCTTTTTTTTGAACAACGACAGCCGAGTATCCCTTTCCTCAGGAAAGTTAGTAGGAGGTGTGGTTACCCTGTATCTCATTAGATTATGTCAAACAATGGAGGAGCTTCAATTTCAGTCATCAACTCTTCCATTAACTCTTTCTTATCATTAACAGCTTGCTGCATGAGTTCTGTACCATTAAGTCTAGTACCGCCACCTGGGCCTGGGAGATTGACATACTTCCCTCTGATGCCAGCTAAGATTTCCTTGCAAAGAGCCAACGCATATCTTTGCAACCAACTCTTGTAGGCATGGTGAAGAGTATTTGGATCAAAAGCTCTGAACTCCAGAATTACTGATTCATCATTGTGCTCTGGCTTAGGCCAAATGTGTAAGTACTTATTGTTGACAAGCTGCCAAGTAGACATCTGCCCCAATACATTTTTTACTTGCTTGAGGTATTGCTGCATAAGAAGATACTGGCTAACATTATAATTATTAAATAATCCAGTATTCGTAAAAAACATGACAGCAAAATCGTATTCGAGCGAGCCGGGGCTTGCTCCGAATTTGAAGAAGTCTCGTCTATACCAGCAGTCATTTAAATTATCTGCAACCTCCTGAGGTAACTCATAGACATTTATACCTGCGGAGGTATCAAACACAGCATATTGTGTCATCCAATCAGGCGCATGGTATTCAAGCTTAGAGATGGCTTCATCAATACAAATCTGTATTTGAAAATCATCAAGCTCAACATCAATGATAGGAAATCCTAATTTAGCTAAAACGTAATCCTTTATTGTCTTGTTAAAGTCTTTAAACTCGCTTACGTCTTTGAAGTCTTTATTATTCAAGTCGGCATCTTTAGGACTTTTGTAGTCTTCTAATCGCCTACCACCGTAAGCTCCATAAGAAGAACCATAAGATGTAACTATTGGGATTCCTATTTTATCAGACATGTCATTATATATTTACTCTACAAATGAAAAAAGGACTCAGTTTAAAACTGAGCCCTTTCTTCCGTTGTTTAGCTAAGTGCTAGATCCTACAGACCCGTATCACCCGCTATGGCGTAGTTGGTACCGAAGCCATCACCGTTCCACGAAGTGTTACGGAAGATCTCAGGCGTCAGGAAGTTCGCGCCAACACCCACAACTCTGATTACGCGGTAGAAGCGCGAGGCAGGTTGAACAGCGACCTTGCCGTAGCGAGTCAGGATGCCCTTTCTCGGCTGGAAGGTCTCAGGATCCACCACGGTGTCCAGAGGCTGGATCGGGATGTATGGGCAGTAGAAGAAGCCCGCATCCATCGCGTTCTGACCCTTGTAGCCAACAATGATCTCGTCTTCTGGGAACATCGGATCGATGACCACATCATACTTACCAGCGAACTTACCAGCGTAAGCGATCTGGTTCGCACCCATGTTGGTCGGGCCTTCCGAGCGGTCGATGCCACCCTCAAGCTTCGCAGCCGACTCAAGCATCGAGGCCATCACAGGCGACATGATCAGGACGTTGCCAGGACCACGCAGCGTAGTGCGGTAGATGTCCGTGCTCGCAAAGTTAATCAGAGCCAGGATGTTCGAGTAAGCTTCGCCAAGGTGACGAGGGGCAAGACTCGTGGTCGGAGCATTCGGAGCCTTCGAGATGAAGTTCTTCAGGTCCATGACGTAGATGTTCGAGTACTTACGGCCAATACCACCGGTAGCACCAGCACCCGCAGCCGACTCTTCGCTAGCAAGCTCATCCGAGAAATCATACTCGTAAGCGCCCGCAACAAACGTATCACCGGGCTTGCCAGTGCCGTCGCCGCCAATCGCCGGGAAGTTATCAGCACCACCTTGGTAGAGCGTTTGTAATTGCCAGCCACCGAGCGTGCCGAGAGCAGCAGGGCCATACGCGATCATGCGGATATCTTCGATCAGTTCACGGTCGATTTCCAGGTTCATCTCCTTCGACAGGAGGTCCGTGAGTTCAGCTTCCATGTCCAGGTTGTGGTAAGCCTTCAGGTCTTGAGCGGCTTCCAGGGTCCAGAGGGCTCTCATCTTACGCTCACGCGCTTG